TCCAATGACCTATACAGAGATAACTTCAATAGGATCTTTAAGAAAAAAGAACAGGCTGACATTCAATCAGATAATTTAGAGATGGAGAAGTTTAGAGGAATCAACAAAAATCTAAAAGGCACTACAATTTGTAAGGCAAAGAATTGTAGTAACTACCTATACAAAAATGAGAGCCCCAATTTAAGGGGTTATTGCATAGATTGTGGCTAAAAAGCCACAATTTGTTGCATATTTGCAACAATTATGTTCACAATGAGGCAAGTTTCTCCCTATAGACTTTTTTTGCCAGAAAAGTTTTTTTGTTTTTCAATTTCCAAAACAGTGTTACAATGGTTACAATGGCTTTTAAAGTGCTATTATTCGCATATACCAACACTTATAGACGATATTTTTGTAACAAAACGCTGTTACAATGGTGTTACAGCTGTTACAATTTACAATAATTGGCTTATACCAACACTTTTAGCAAACCCGTACGCGCGCATAAGAAAAAGTTTTTGAAAAAAATGTGCCTAGAGAAAAAACCTATAGGTGTTATACAGAGGTATGATCAAGAAAAAATCCAAATATAAATCAGTTCTTATAAATAAAAAAAGATATTACTTTTATAAAATAACCTGGTTGGATATTTTGGGTGATGCGGGCCATGCTGATATAAATGAATTTAACGAGATGAAACCTGCAGAGATGATAACTCATGCGTATATATTTTCAAAAGATAAAAAGAATCTTAGAACCTTTGCGTCTTATGATAGTCACTTTGAATCTTTTTCGGATCGTAATGTATTTCCAACAGGATGTATTAAAAAACTAGAAAAAATTAATCTTTAGATTCTTCAATTACTTCTGCGTCAGCATCAATAATAGGTTTGAAATTTTTCAATGCCTTCTCTAATTCTTTGTCTAACTCTGATTCGTCAACGTTATCTAAGTTTTTATGTAGATGTAGATTAGTATTATTTTGGAACCCTGCAGCCTTACCTCTAGCTACTTCCATATTACCTGCAGCACTCCAGGCTTTACTTTCCCTAGCTTCATCTCTAATTTTACCTAGTTCTGCTAGGTGCTTTTCATAAGTGATGTCATATTTTTTTAACTTCTCTGCTCTAAGTCTTCCAATGTATTGAGCCACCAAAGGATACATTGATGGGTTTTGAAGTCGACTTGCACAGACGTAAGCACCGTCTGGTTTATAGCCCGCAGCAATAGCACATTCAGAATCAGTCTTTCGACCTTCTTCTGTTACAATTAGATTTGCAAATTTAATTTGTTTTTCTGTAAGTCTTTTAGGAACTCCCATACTTGCAATATAAATTATTTTTGATATATATTCAAGTGATGGTATCAGGAAAGCTATTAAGACAGGCCCTAGATAAGTTTATGAAATCGCCAGTAGCACAAGAGGCAAGAGTACAGGTGTGTTTACCCGACGGGAAATATTATGACATCAAGGACATTAAATTAATGGAAAACAAAATACTTGGAGTCCGAGAGACACATAGATTGGTGATGACTTTGTATTCATCTAAATGGAATATGGGTGAAGTAATTAAGAAAATTTAGTTAACTTTAATGCTCCGGACTTAACTTGAAAAATGATTAAGGGAGAGACTAAATTTTGGCATGAAATTAAAGCGTTCAATATTAAAAATAATTGCAAATTATCATTTACACGCTTGGAAAATAGTGCTGCACATGGGACTCCTGATCTATTGGTTTATAATACTTCTGGCCACTTTTTTACCATCGAATTAAAGTTAAATTTGGTTAAAAAAATTCGCTTCTCTCCGCATCAAATTGGCTTCCATATCAAACATCCGCACAACAGTTTTATCATGGCCAAGGGCCTCTGTCAGAGAGACATAAAACTTTATGAGGGGTCCAAGATCCGTGATCTTGTAACCGGTTCTGCCGAACCTGTGGCCACGGGCATGATGTCAAGCTTTAAATTTCTACAAAAAATTTAACGTCCTACAATATCCTATGTCCAAGGTCAATGACCAAAGTGTCGCGGCTCAGAGAAGAGCATGTGGGCGGGACCCACCCAAGGAAAAAAAAGAAAAAAATGTTTCACGTGAAACATGGGCCTGTGACCTGTGGCCTGTGGCCTCGGCTTGCGGACTATGGTGCGTGCTTGTGGGCGGGACCCACCCTTATTTTTTATTTATGTATTTTTTTGAGCGATGTGTTCAACGGCTAACCAACTCAAAACACTTTTTAAAGAGTCATGGTCCTCAATATACTGTTGGTCGCTATCGTTTTTTAAGAAATCTATCAAGCCGCCCTGATCATTTATTATTTGCCAAATTTCTTTTTTATTCTGATCGTAAAAAAGTTGGGCACATAAATTACTTTTTTCAAAAAAATCAGTGCCGTTATTAGCTGCGATCCAGGCAAATGTAATTTGTTTATTTATCTTTTTTATTATTTCTTTTTTAATAGTCATATTTTTTATTCCCACCATTACTACGCACAGTAGTAATGGTAGTATTTACATTTTGGACAAAATACTTTGTTGGTTCCGTCAGGTTCCATCTCATCATTTTCATCGCCTTTGCTTGCGACCCGTTCAGCCCAATTTTTAGACTTGTGGCCACAATCTAGGCATTCATTTATTTCACCCTTGTTGCCGAGCATTATTTCCCATCTCATATTTTCCTCGCTTGTTGCTTGAGGGCTGGTGGAATACTACCAGCCCTCTTGTTTGCTGCCGCCAAGTACCTTGTGTCAATCCACACATCACTTGTCTTTATAGATCCAGGCTCCGAGCAAGGTTCTAAAGGATCGGCCAGCAAATTCTTTTTAGTGTTTGCCATGATATTCTTTTTCAGTAATTCTTTTTCGCTTGCCCGTTTTTAAATCAATACACCAATAACGTCTATTTTCTCTACCCATAAAACCGTCTTTGCGTTTTGTATAATCGTAAGTTTTTTTAGTGTTTGCCATAACTAATATTTTTAATTTTTGGGTTCCAGCATTTTCTACAATCTAAACATTTGCCGCCCTGCTTTGGAGCCGGGCAGCTGGGTTTTTTTGTAACTACAGTTGAAGTGTTCGGCCAGCTTTTAATACCAGGTTGATTAATCATACTTGAAGATAATCTTACAACCAAATTTGCGGGCTTGTCCTTCAGGTATGGTTTGATCCAGGCCTCTTTGGTTGGCATCCAATGCTTTTTTGTAGGTGTGAGCTTGCACACTTCATAAATTTTATTTAAATGATTTAAATCTTGTACATCGCCTGAGTCATGCCAACGGAAAACATTCGACTTTTTAGAATTGATCAAGGTCACCATTGCGAAGACCCAAAGCTTTTTCTTTAAGGCCTTCAGCCTTCTATACTGAGCATCTTGAACAACTTTAAAAACATAGCAGCCTTTTAAGGCATAGCAGGTACTGCAAACTGAATCAGGTATTAATCTTAACTTGCTGCCGGTGTTACACTCGGCAGCAGGAATTCCAATTGACCATCCAGGCATCTTGCCGGGCTTGCTAAGGCCGCCGACTAGATCCCATGCTTTTTTAGTATTCATATTCAAAGTCTCCAATGTCCCAGCCGTCGCAAAGTGAAGAGTGATCAACATCGGGTGAAGTTGTCCAGGTTGTCTCTTTGCCATTTTTATCTGTTGTAATAAAAGTAATTTTATCAACCATTAAAGTTGATAATTCTTGAGTTGTCATTTTTCGCATTTTGTATCCCTTTCATTAGTTAATCTTATATAGGATATTATTGCATAAAATGCAAGGGTCACGGCCAAAATAAAAATAAATAAACTTCTTGACATATCCTATAAATTCCTATATAATATTCCGCCGCAGAGGAGAGCTTGTGGGCGGGACCCACCCTGAGCTTGCAGCTGTGGTAAGTGCTTGTGGGCGGGACCCACCCGGGGGGGGGAGATTTTTTAAAAAAAGACTTGGTGTGTAAGTTCCTAGGTCACAGTCCCTCTAGGCGTTTTATCTCTGCAATGACTTACACACTCCACGTCCGAGCGCGTTGCTCAATCGGTACTCCGATCCCAGGTCCTGCCTATCCGAAAGGCAACAGTTTATTCGGCTATCGATATCTTGCCTATAAACAGGACCAGGGATCAGCACCCCAACGAAGACGGCCTCAAGGAAGGCGGTGTGACGTGGGGTCTTTACCCGAGAGTTTATAGTTATGTTCAGCGATAAACTCACAAATGAAGCTGAAATTAAGTTATAACAGAATATCCTATTTATTAAAGGACAATATTGTCGCACCCAGAGAAGAGCATGTGGGCGGGTCCCACCCATATAAAAAAAATAAATTTTTCATCAACACATGTGTTGACAACAATCCTATAATAACCTATAAGAATATTTATAACTAACAAACGAAAGGAATACGTTATGCAACCATTAAGAAAAGACCACGTTGACCATTACAAAGACTTTGTCAGAGATGAGTTTAGTATTGCGTCAAATAGAGTAGAGCGTGAAATATCACAACAGGCTCAAGATAAAGTTGAGGAAGTTGGGGATAAGTTTGCGAGTGTAATACATAAGAACTTGCCTAGTCTAATTAAAGACATGGCAAAAAAAGAAAAAGCGTTGAGAGATTTCCAACAGAAAAAATATTCTATGGAAAATGATTTACGCTATCAGGCTCAAAAAATCGCGGATCAGATATCCGAGATTTTTAATAATACCAAAAAGCGTAATAAGTGGGATATGAATAAAATTGATATTCAAGTCAAAGATGACGCTGATCCTGTTGAATACATAACAAAGAAAATTAAAAAAGCTTGTTATGAAGAGGCGGAAGTCCACGCTAGAGCGCAACATAAATTATATCATGCACTAGAAAATAAAAAGAAAAAGTGTTTGAATATACTTTATACAGGTAGCCACATTCAACCAACATTGGTTGAGTTGCAAAAAGAAATGGCAACAGCTAACATACAATTAGATTTACCTAATTCGCTGTTAGCTTTACCGAGTAAATAATATGATTGAGATAGTATTTTTTATAGCAATCACAGGTATTGTTGGAGTTGGTATTTATCTGATGAGAGAAACAGATAAATTTGTTGAAGAACAAAATAGACAGATACGATTACAACAAGCCTATGATCGTATAACTAAAATGTCTAAACAAAAACAAATGGAGTTTAAATTTGATAAGTAAATAAAAAACTGTGGCGTGTATCTCTACACGCCACACTAGAAAATTATAGAGAAGAGCATGTGGGCGGGGCCCACCCTAAAAAAAGAAAAATAATAAATTTAATGGGTTGACAGAATGTAGGATATTATGCGATACTCTTTTATAAACGAAAGGAATACAATGTATAAAGTAATAAGATGGCAGACAGACGGAACGGAAGAAGTTTGGACTGCTCCAAAAAAACCAACGCTTGAAGAGTTATACAAGTTGATTGGATGTTCAACGATTGAGAGACAATCGGGATATGATAAAGACATATCAAATAGAACTTTTGATATGTGGATGGATGAAGAGTCTAAAATGAAAGCACCAGAGTTTATTAAAAAAAATGTTCGTGCTACTAACTCTTGGTTCAGATGGATGGAGAGAACTAATCGTATGTGTATCCCAGGAGATTTTATTGCAGGTAACACTGTAATATATAAAAAAGCATAATTAAAAAAGTGACGGGTAGAAATACCCGTCACACT